TGAACTCATGTTGAAGTGTAGCCCTCGCTTACAAATATTGTACCTTCTAAATAATATTGTTTCGACCCTGCTCCATCAATTAATAAAACATCATACTTTAAAAGATCAGGAGTAAATGTAGCAGTTTGAGTATCAGTAAGACTAATACTTACAGATCCAGCAGATCTATCGGTATAGGACACAGAAAAATCAGCATATTTTGTGGTGCGTGTTTCTTCCCAGACCTGTGCAGCCACAGTAAATCCAGTTAAATTTATTGCAGCATTATTAGAATCCTTAAAAATAAGCGGTATTGTATGATCCGATCTTCGCTGGAGCGTAAAATTATATATTCCAGGTTCGATTGCCATTTAACTTGACCAAGATGAAGGTTTACCTAAAGAAATTTTAGGTGTTTGACTTTCAATTATTTCATTTTTCATCTTTGTTTCCAATTCAGCTACGATTGAATCTCCCAATGCTGTTTTTACCCAACCAATAACTTGAGATTCAGTAAGACTTTCAAAAGGAGTTACAGTACTACCTTTGTCAAATCCATGCGTATTAGTTCTGACGGATTGATGTCCTTCAGAAGAAGTGCAGACTACTTTATAATGAACACAAGTAACTAAACCCTGATCTGGGTTATTTGTGTTGTATTCTAAAGGTCCTTCTGGGTGATTTAAAGACCAAACAGTTGTATAGGTCGGATCAGCCATTTAAAGGTTCAGTTACAGTTTCTTCTTTAGGCATCATTTCTTTTACAGCATCTTCTTTGCCTTGTAAATAATATAATTCAGCTTCGCAGTTTTTTACTGCCAACTGAGCTTGCTGTAAATTTGTTTGTAGTTGCTGTCTTTTTTCAGCAATTTCTCTTAATTTTTTTTCGTAATCCATAAAGAAAGATATTTAAAATAAATATAGCTTGAAAACAAGTATAAGTCTATTTAGATTCTAGGGTTTCTACTCTGGCAATGAGTTCTTTTAATGCTGCCACCGTAACAGTTATTAATTTTGTTGAATCAAGTTTTTGCATCTTAGCCCCATCTTTTTCTCCCACAACTGCTTCTGGGCATACTTCAAAAACTTCATGAGCCAAAAATCCATCAAGAGTTTTATATGAACTTGAATCATTTTCTCTTGCTTCTATAAAGTTAAATCTTTTTGGTTTTAATTTTTTTAGTCTTGTAATACCGTCATCAATATCAACTATATTTTCTTTGAGTCTATAATCAGAAAAACCTACAGTTAACACCTGACCTTGGTCTGTTACTTCAATACTACCCTTTTCATCCCCAGATTTTCTAAATACTATAAACTCACCCCCATTTCCATTAGTATTCAAATTTAACATTGCAGTTGAATTACCCCTACTTATATACAGACAATTAGCATTTTCAAAAGCAAAACCTGTTGTTGTATCACTGGTAGATATACCAGGTGTATTTGAAGCGTCTTGATTAATTCTTATATGACCTTCTTTAGTAATAACCATTCTTGATGTTGAACTTCCCGAAGCTGCCTTTGTAGCCATTACAAGTCGTGCTGTAGCAGACGTTCCATCGTGCCTTGCAGTTACCGAAGCAAGTTCAGCCGTACTACCATTTACTGTTCTAAACCCACCCAATATTTCGCTACCACTAGGAGTAGCATCATGATTAAAAGTAATACATGGTCTTTGTCCTGTATTTGCACCAGAAGTTATGTGCATTACACTATCATTTTGAGCAGTGCTGCTGCTACCAAACATAAATTTGCCTGAGGTAGCTGTATTAAACAAGATATGTTTAGCACCGTCTTGATTCTGTATTAAAGTATGCCCAGAAGCGTTTATACCAATTAATGAACCATCAGTGGCATTAGAACCTGTGTTTGAATTTGTAAAATGTGAGATTACACCTATACCAGAGTTTCGATGCCCTCTAAAAATACTGTTGTTATAGTATCCTATCGATGAAGCATCATCAGCTAATAATAAATTTACTGAGTTGGGTATTCTAAGTTTTATTGTTGAATCCACTCTAAAGTCAATAATATTTTGTGAACCTAGCATTTGACTTCCAGATAATCTTATACTTGCACCATCAGAAGCAGAACTGCCTCCCGATAAAAATAAAGCAGTATTATTAACTGGTCTTGTAATACTAATTAAAGTATTAAGATTTGTAGTAGAGGTACTAATTAAACCTAAATTTGCTGCTGTTATATCTCCTATCGTTGTGTCTCCACTTGATGAACTGGAAGTTGCAACTTTTAATGTATTTCCTTGAATAAATAACGTACCAGCAACGGCATAGCTTGGTCTTGAGGATCCTTTATTTGTTGTTAACACTCCCTCTGTTAAGACATTCGTAATATCATCTAATACTTGAGCACCTGTGCCATCATCTATTGTGTAATCAGTAGGTCTTGCCATTTTTAAATACTTTTTATTTTATTTTACACACCTTTGCCGAAACCACTAGCATTGTATGAAAAAGTCTTATCTATAGTATTACCATCTTTATTTCTTATATCTATAGTAAAACCTGTACCGCTTATATTACTTAGAACAAAAGATTCAGCAAAAGTCTGATTATCTACAGTTATAGAAATTTGAGGGTTATATGATCCAGTTGTTCCAGCAGATAAATTAGGTGCTCCTGTGAAAAATGGAGATTGAAATGTAACAACCTTTGGGGCTGGATTACCTTGTGCATTTTGTGTTCTTAAAGCATTGCCACTGGCATCAGTGCTTGCAAATTCTGATCTGAACGGAAATATTAAATTATAACCAGCTTGTATTACACGAATATTTTGTGTTGTAGAAGTAGATGATAATTCAAGACTAAATTTTAAAAACTTTGTAGTAAACGTACCACTACCTAATAATAATGGCTCGCTAAAACTGGAGTCACCTGCTTTTTTAGTTTGAACACGCATTTTGCAATTAACTTGGTCAGGAGGTGTTTCACGGAAATTACCGTCATCTGCATATTGTGACCAAAGGCTTCCTGCTGGAATTAATTGTGTAATAGTCAGTGCATTTATAAATTCACCTTGAGTAACTAATATTCTTTCGACATTAACAACAAAATCATTTTGTAAATTTATTTCACTTTCAAAAGTATAAGTTCCAGTGCTGTTAGTAGATGACAGAGTAAGATAACTTGTACCAGAAGGAACAACAACATTACTTGTTGCTCCTGCAAATGGAGTGCCGTTTTGTTCTTGTACTGTATGAGCAAGTTTTATATTTAACAGCCTAGTATTTGATAAAGTTAATGGTGTTGCAGTTTTACTTTTTCTATCTCCATCATCTACAAATTTAGCAAAATAAGTTCCAGTTAATGCTGCTGTTATAAATTCAGTACTGGAACCAGCAATTTGAGATGTAATATCATTAGAGTTTTGCCAAGTAGCATCACTTAACAAGCTGGAATGTTTGATATGAACATAGCCACCATGTAAAACATCAGTATCGATTGATTCGTCCCATCTCAGCCTAATATTGTCATCTCCAACTAATTCTGCTGTTAAGTTTTGAACATCTCCTGGTTGAGCAGATTTTCCAACCGTAGGAAAAATACCAGATATTCTGGCATTACTTAATTTTTGTAAAGCGTTATATGCACGGACTTCAATTTGATACCCACCTGCAACTGTATTGGGAATTATAAAATCAGGACTAAATAAAACATGAACATTCCAACCACCTACAGTTGATCCACTTTTATATCTATACTTTAATTGGTATTGAGACACACCAAAAACAGGAGTCCATGTTACAAGAACCTGATTGACTGCTTTGTTTCTAATTGATATAAGCTGTTCTTCAACATTTAATATTTCTGGTGCTAATGCATCTGCATTAATTAAACTTATATTTTTTCTAACTATAGGCGTACCAGCGTCAATATTTGCATATTTACTTTCATTATATTTAACTGCTGTAATTAAATAATTAGTACCATCTTGTTCTTCAATATTTACCACCCTAAAAGATTGAGGAACAGCAGTAGTGCTTTCAGCGATCCATATATTATTTACTTTCAAATGGTCAGAAAAAGCCTGTGTTTTTATAACAGTACTTGTTGTATCAGACTCAATAATATTTTTTGTTTCTAAAATTCCGTCATCTCTAATAACAGTTAATTTAAAATCACTACCACCTTTCAATTCTAAAATAGATATTAAATTCGTAGCATCATCAACCGTAATTTCTGTTCTATCACTACTTATAGCTTTTATTCTGCCAGCTACTCTATGACCTAATCTCACTGGATCGTTTACATTAATAACACTACCTGGTCTGACTACTGAACCTGCATCAATAGATGTTGTGAAACTAACCACTTCTGACTCCTCTTCCTCAGAGAAAACAATAGCTCTTGCTAAACGCAATGCTTGAGCCTCAGAAGTACAACCAAACGCCTTTACAGTTTTTTCTATGATTCCAAATTTGGCTATCCTTGCTGCTTGTACTTCATCACCTAAGTCATCACCATATACTGCATAATCAATCTCTCTTGTCTCATTATTAAAGAAACTAACCCTGACAACTGTATGTCTTTGTCTTGCACTTGCACCAGAATAGTTAAATCCTGCTTCTGATACATTAGCTAAACTAAACAAGTAAGTAGCATCTGTTGGCTTGTCCTGCGATAAAGATAATCTGCCAGAAGTCCAGATAGGCATGCATCTCATTACACCTGCCAACGCATTAATCAGATCATATGCGTCAGTGGCAGTTTGTAAGTTTAAATTACAGCTAAATCGTGCTTCACCATCTACGAGTTCATTTGAATATCTACTAGCAGCTACAAAACTCTGAATATCAATAGTTGAAGATAGCCCACTGCTGGTAAAACTGTTTGTAGGATCTAAATACTGTCCAAATCCATATCTTGAGTTAGTTAAAAGATCAAGAAGAATCATAGATGGACAGCTACACCATACAGCAGGACCCATCGTTCCATTAAATATATAGCCGTCTGGATATTGTATTCTTCCTGTACTAATATCTACTGTTGGTGTTCCAGAGCTATTTGCACCAGCACCAGGAATCCTTACTTTTACGCCACGGATACGATAAGCTCTTTTTGGTACGCTACTAAACTGTTCACTATCTACTCGTACACCAACATAAGCACAGTCATTATAAGATAGCTTTTCGTGAAATACTTTAGTTAAACTTGTAATTTTAAAAGCATCACGAAGTTTATCTGTATCTGAAGAATCAGCAGTTTTTCTAATTACTTTTATCTGTACCTGTTCAAAATTATTATTTGCATCTAAGTTAATTAAATATTGTTTTTGATAAAGGTCTTTACTTCTTCCAGAAATTATTTCATTAGGAGATTCTTCTGCATTTGGATCAAAATCATTATCAGAACCGACAACAGTTGCGAAACTTCCATTATTGGAATTAGATCCACCATCACCATTATCACCTATATAAGCTAACTGTATTTTTAACTCAACTTCCGATCCATAAACATCACCATCATCTTCAAACTTTTGTAATTCTGGAAAACTTATAACAAGTTTTACAGCATCAACTCTTGCAGGATTTTGTACAGTTTCTCCATTAACTTCTATTGTTCTTGGGTTATTATCTGTAATAGTTGGCAGAACTCTACCCCCATCTGCCTGAGTACAAGTTAATCCTTCTAATCCAATTTCATTTTGACCTTCGTTACTTTCTATATTTTGTAGTGGAGTCTGTGAACTGATACCATATCTTGCTCTAAAAGTTACGTCTGAATAATTAAAATCGCTATTTGATGTATTTTGTACTCTGGTTAAATAATCGTCTGATTCTTTATTAATATTTAAAATTGAAGTATCGTCTAAAAAAACATCAGACAAAGCAGAAGTTAAATAATGACTAGCACTTCTAGAAATACCCTTTTTTGAAGGTGTAGCAAAACCTTCTATTTCACCTTCAGATAGTAAATCTAAAACAGTAGCAAATTGTTTACTTTCTAAAGTATCAGGTGCTCTATAAGGTGCTTTAGGCTTACCACCAAAAAAACCACCTGCTCCTTTAATTGGTTTTGTCATGAATCAGGTTCTACTTGAACTTGGTTAGTGTCTACAGACGCAGAAATAACTACCGATCCTGTAACTATTTCTCCATATACTATAGGAAGTGCAGTTCCAGGTCTAGCAGTATTTTGAACTCCATTAAAATTAAATGATAACCGAGGATCAGATTCAGTATTTGCATCGGGAACAGGAAATAGTAAATCAGAAGTACCACTAAGAACTAATGCACCTCCAATATATGCAGCAGCTTTAGTAAACCCTTTTGCAGCAGCTAAAGAACCTGGTTGAATAATAGGACCAAAAACTTGTCCAAACTGAAGCGATCCAAACATAAACGCACTGCCTATTAACACGCCTCCCAGTAGTATTTTTCCAAAACCTCTACCTCCTGCTCCAACTATTACAGGTACAATATTGATAGTTGACTTTCCAATAGGATCCGCTAATTCATCTTTTCCTATCTCTTCTTTATTTACTAAAACTTTATAGTATTTATCAGACATATATTTTTCAACACCTTTAAAATTATGTACTAAAAATCTTACTGCTTCAGCAGGGCTGTTAATTACTACTTCAAATTCTTTATGACCAACAAAATCAGCTAAATCACCATATAGCTTAAGGGTTCTTAACATACCTATACCTCTTTCCTGTACATTTTAACAACCATAAACTATAAGGCTCTCTACAACTAAGTCTATCTGCTAAATGGTGTAAAACCATGTCTCCAAGATAAATTGCGACATGATTTAAAGTTGGATGCATAATACTCATTAATAAAACATCTCCAGATTGTAATTTTTCACCTACACGCAATTCTCTAAAACCAGTTCTCCATGCATAACTTTCAAATAATGGATTTTCTAAAAATTCTTCTGGGGACATACTACGGTCATAATCCCTAAGTAATATATTTTTTTCTTTCTTATAGTAATCTCGAACCAAACTCCAACAATCGGTAACACCCCAGATCCATTGTCTGCCGAGCAGATCAGGAATATAACCATCAGGTTCTCTATAGATCCAATTACCCGTTCTAGGGTCTACTATATGCCACGGAAGCTTACTGTTTTCACAGTTAACCTTATCACTTTCGCTAAATACTAAATTAGTTGTTGGATGGCTATGAATTATTGCAATTATATCCCCAGAATTTGCAGCGATAGCATAATCCTCTGGATCTAATACAAAACATTTATCTGGATTTAACGAAAGGTTATTACATGGATAATAAACTTCTTTGCCTTTGACATTAACAAGTAAACCTACAGATTCTTTAGGAGAATCTTTTTTAGCATGATCTAATGCCTTATCTTTCCAATGCATTATGCAAAAGATCCCAAAGATGGAAATAGACTTCTAGTGCATTGTCTTTTTGGTGCTTTAACACCAATCAAATCAAAAGCTGCTGCTAGTTCAAATTCAACAACTTCTCTATTTTCGTTAGCTTTACGATCAATAGCATATATTTCTCTAGGAAATTCTGCTAACGGGTCAGGAGTTCCAAGGGGATTACTATTTCCAGGAAAATTGACTGCATCTAAAAAACGTGCCAAAGTTCTTATTCTGGTTATTGTAGCTCCCGTCAATTCATTAGGTTTTATTAAATCTAAAATAGCAGTAATAGTACCAAGGGCATTACTTACAATTAATTTAGGTCGAGGTAATTGTCCACGTTGATATGCAAAACCTTCAGCTATTAAGGGAAATCTTTGATATCTATGACCAGCCCATTCTATCTCAGCATTTGAATTAAGGTTAGAACCTGCATGAAACCTATAAATGGTATCCAAACCTTTAGGGTTTCCAGTTGCATAATGAAGTCCTTCTTTTAATTCAAGAGTAAATAATTCAATAATTGCAGAGGGATTTATTTTAGAAATTTCATCATAAAGAGCACTTATTGATTTATAAACGACATTATTATCATTTACATCTTCATTAATTATTACAGGCCAGTTAGGTTCGCTAGTACCTGTAGTACCAGCAGTTGTAACTAAAAAAAAGTATCCATTCACTTGAGATGCTGTTGGTTTTACAACATCATCAACTTGAACAGATAAACTAGCACTCCAAGTATAAACAGTCATGGCTCAAATACTTCTCTAAATGTTGCCTGTATTGTGGCTCTATTTAAATATGGAATTGATTTAGACCATGACTCGCATACAAATTTAGAAGAACTAGCCTCTCCTGGTGGAGTAAAATCAAAGCTGGCAGTATCATTTGCTCTGGCATCAAGGAAAGTTTCTATAGTATCTGCATCTGTTTCTGAAACATTAAAAGTAAAATTAAATACTTTTGGATTTTGATGTTGAGCTAATCCAAATAAAATTCTATGTTCATAGCCATCAGCAAAACGTACTATTCTAGTATTTGGTGCGGATCTTTTTTGCTGTCCATATGTTGGTGTAATTGAAGGAAAAGTAGCCATTATGCAAGTAAACCTCCAGGTCTTTTCTGTTGTATTAATTCTGATTGTATAGCAACTGATATAAGACGACCAAGCTCTTTTCCTCTTTGTTCATCGCCTTCAACAGAAGAACCAGAAGCATCTACATTTACCACTACACTTGTAGAACCTCCTAACTGATGGTTAGGTGTTATTGCTCCGCTTACTCCAGGTGTAAACAGTTCTGGACCACGTTCTCCAACAATATAAGATTTACCTCCTTTTACTGGTCCTCCATTTGCCTTAAATAAACCACCTAGTAAACCGCCTCCTCCTAATGTTCCCTGTATATTTCCAAAAAATGCCATATTAAATGCTGCATCTATAAGTTTATTTAAAACATTGTTAAGCATATCGTTTAGTGTAGAAGTTCCCCGAATCATTCCTTTTATTCCTTCAGATATATCAGTTGCTATTGATTGAGACATTCTTTCAAATGCTGCTGCTGTTTCCTCTGCCAATTTTCTTTCTTTCTGTAATTGATTTAGTCTTTTCTGATTTTCTGTAAACTTTTTCCTATCTACTTCAACTCCTTTATCTTGTAGTTCTCTTATTTTTACTTCTATTGCAAACTCCTCTGCTGTTAAATCTTTATGCTTTTTTAAAAATATAATCTCTTCTTCAGTTTTCTTCATACTTGCCTCTGCTACTTTTCTTTGTAATTCTTTAGCATCTGCAATAGCCTTTTCTATATTTAACTGATCTTGTAAGTCTACTGCCATTTGATCTAATTCTCTAAATCCTGGAATACCCTCTTTATTTGCTCTTATAGCTCCTATCTTTGCTCTTCTTAGTCTTTGCTCATTTATTTTTGCTATTCGTGGATCTCCAGATATATTTTGATTAGCTTGATTAAGAGTTACAGTTCGCTTTACACCCTCTGCAAGCATTTTAAATATTCCAGCAGAATTTATCATATCTGCAAAACCAGCTTGCATTTGAATAATTAGTTGTGCAAAGCTATTGGATAATTCTGTAGTATCCTTCCCAAACTCCTCTAAAGAAGAAACACCATCTGAACCAACTAGACCAAGCATTTTTTTTCTTGTTTGCTCAAAAGCTGCCTCTTCATCTCCTAACTCTTGAAGTAATTTTATATTCTTTTCAAATTCTGTTCCAGTAACACCTAATGCTGCTGTTAAGGCTTCTACATTTTTAGTAGCAGGATTTAAAGCACTACCTAGTTTTGCTGCCTCTACTCCAAACTGCTGAATAGGTGTGGCAATAGAAGTTGCAAGTAAACCTCCTGCAAAACCTCCCATCTGACCACCAAATAATGATCCTAGCCCACCACCTAACGCACCAGCACCAGCAACTAAAGGTCCTTGACCAAATAACAGAGGAAAAGCACCAGAAATAATTGCACTTGATAGAGCTCCAGAACCACCTCCACCTCTTGCTGCTCCTCCACCAGTTGTTCCCCCTCCGCTTGCTTGCTTAGTTCTAACATTAGCCGACTGCTGTAAAACTTTTAATTGTTGTTGATCTACCTTTAGTTGCTCTTGTTTTCTCTTTAATATTTTGTTTTCTACTCCAAGTCTTTGACCCGTCTTTTTTATTTTTTCCTGCTCATTACGCAATACCGTTTTATTTGCTCTACCACCTTGAGCTAATTTATTTAATTTTGATATACGTTTCTCAAGATTATTTAGCTGCTTATTAACAGTCCTGGTATTCAGTTTTATATTAACTTCGTAATTAGATGCCACTAATCTCAATAAAACATTACATTCAGTTTAGCGTACCTTA